TATTTATTGAAAGCAAGAAATCTGAATTTTCCATCCTTGTCTAAATACTTTAATCTTTTAAAACCAGAACAAATATCAATCGGGATTACTGTTTTTGTGCCTGCCAAATTATAATTAATAGAAAAATTAATTTCCTTTTCTGAATCTGCTAATGTTTTGTATCTGTAATATCCTACTGTACTCATTATGCACCCCCTATAATTGTTTTATCCCAATCTACTAATCCAGTTGCTGTTACTGTTCCTGTTCCAGGAATAACAACGCTACCATTCTCTAAATCTAAATTCACTGTTGAAGAGTCAAACACGCCACCTGATAAATTTAATTCAGTTTTGATAAATAAATATTCACCATCAGCAACTTCAATAGTCGCTGTATCTGTTTCACTTTCATTACCACCTAAGACACCAACACTTACACTGTCTATTAATGTCCAAAATCCGGTTGGTGGTGTTGTTGGATTATCTCCAATTTTATAAAAGAATCTTGCATTACCAACACCACTTGCTTCTATGTTTAGATAATAATCTATTACTATATTTATTGAATTTCCATTCCTCGAGGTTGGTAATATTTCAATATTTCGCCAAGCTTCGTATTCAACGGATGTATCAGTATCAACTGTTAATGGTGTGTTAAATTCGCATGTAGCTGTCAGTACTGATGTCGCCTGATTAACCGTAACATATTTAACAATAGTCCCACGTGTTACTGTGATTGTGCTGGATCGCAAAAGACCGCTTGCGTTTGCATCAACTACAACACCGAAAGAACCGTCTCCGCTACCTGATGGGGTTGTTAAAGCAAACCATGTTTCTGATTCTGTTGCAATCCAACTGCCATTTGAAAGAACATTAATAACCTCTGTTGATCCTGCTTCTATAATATTTAAAACATCAGGTATTAATGTTAGCAAATCACTATTTACATTTACTACATTTGCAGAATCATTATTATAAAAATACAAATAAACAGGTGTGTTTTTTGCAGCGAAATAATGATCATCTTCATTATTGTACTGCTCATTTAGATTTGGATTTTCACCAAACTGCTTAATTGCATGGGCAAAAGTAAACGTTTCAACATCAAAAATAGCTGAGTTATCAGGATCTACAAACTTTAATTTAAATATTTTTGTAATGTCAGGCACGGCAACCAATGTTTCAACTAATTGTGCAAAGTCTGCAAAATCTTCCATTAAGCTACGGATAGGCTCGGATGCAATAAAAATAAATTGCCTTATACCTGTCAGTAAATCCCGATACGGGATACATTTATAAGTTTGTAATAATGTATCTGATTCATTTAGGATCTGTACATTAATAGTATCAGGAACTAATCCGGTATATAAAACATCTGCAATAAACATTACAGGTGAATGAATAGGGATTAGGTTACTATCTTCAACTATATTATCTTGTGTTATTGATATACTTGTTATTGCCATTCCTTAAAGTTTAAAATAAAACTATTAGGGATATTTAAAAAAACTTCTGTTTGAGTCATACTTGGATTAATAAATGATTGACATACACAAGTGATTGACACCCACAAAAATAATCCTATCACGATAATTTTTATATATTTTTTTATAGTTTTCATTATTTTATAACTTTAATTACATCACTCTTAAAACTATTAACAAATGATAATGTTAAGCTATCACCTAATTCTTTGATCTTGTCTTTTGTTATTACATCAGATACAAGACCACCTTTATTGTATTCTTCATTTGGAACTTTTATCCCTTCTTCATGTATTTTTCTTGCAATTAAAAAAGCTAAACTATCTTTACTTATATTATCTTTTGGTGTTATTCTTTTTACGTCTATCCATTCTCTTATAATTTCTCTTAACGTAGGGTTACCAGCCGTATTTGTAGACGTTTTAGCTCTGCCATGTTCTAAAGCCCCTGTATATTGTTCGCCTTTTATCCCTAATTTAAATCCTTTGCTGGTTTTTTCCTGAAACTCTTCTAATTGATTTGCCCAATTACCCGATGCCCTTAAACCTAATTCATTATATTTTTTAATTAAATCAGAATTAACACTACTTAACCAATTGTTTATTATTTCTTCATTAGTCATTAGCTCGTAAATGTTATGCTTTGCGCTGCGACAAAATCAATATTAGAATCAAACGTATTAAATAAATAATCTATTTGACCAACTTCTAAAGTTAATTCATTATTACATGCAAATGTCGTTGTATGAGTTATCAAGTTAGTCGTTAATGTTAACAGCCTTCTATCATATTTTTGTATCTGAGTTTCATCTAAAGAGACTTGTTGTCCGTTGCTGTCAAACTTCCTACCTATCATAAACAAGCCATTGTAAACAATTTCAGAAACTTTCAATCCTACTATTTGAGGTGTTGGTTTTAAATCAACAACCATTATTAACTGCCCTGTATTATATTGTTGGTTTGATGTTAAATTTGAATAAAATGTATCGTATTGCCAAATAAAAACCATACCCAAATTTTCAGCATAAGTTTTCAAAGCCCCAATAATATCGAATTGATCCATAATGCAAATATAAGACTTATTTAGAATGATTACAAATAAGAGCTTTAATTTATTTTAGAAACTTCTTTAATCCACATGTTTTTTATTCTTTTTCCAAACCAAAAACTATCAAACCAATGTTTGTCTTCTAAGAAGAAAGCAAGTTCAACGGCCTTGTCTTCCATATTCCTAATTCTTTTTCTTAATCTAAAATAATTCAAAGGAAATATAATTGAATTGAATAACCACCTATAAGGTATCCAATTAATTAACACCTCATGTAATATTAACAATGCCGGCACTCCGACAAAAATTATTAAATATATCATTTTCTTAATCTATTTAGTTTATAATCAAATTCGTATTTATCAGCATCTAACATTAATTTTGCAAAACAAACAGAATAAGGGATTTCTCTTATCTTATCTATTTTTGTTATATCACCGCCTGTTAATTTATCAAACTGCAAGAACGACCTGTATTTTTCAAACACTTCTAATCCTGCTTGTTGTTCTTCAATTGTAGGATTATGACTTAAATTATTTGATTCTAATTTATTAATTGTCTTAATTTCATCTAATAAATACAATCTAACTTTATGGAGTTCAAATATAGACATTAAAGCTAATTCTTTTATTTGTATTTTTGTTTGCTTTGATATTTCTTCAATAAACACTTGCCAGCTTAATCCTGTATAATTAAGATGTTCTTGTATATCCTTAACAAATCCGAACGGCAAATCTTCAAAACTGCCTAATTTAAATAAATCATTACTTTCTAATTTTGCATATTTTAAATAATAATTATACTTAGTTTTATTTTCTAATTCTGAATATTGAATAAATGATATATCTTTTACTTCTATTATCATAATAATCTTTGCCCTTTTCTTTTGTTTGGTTTTAAAACGTCCATAGTCTTATATCTTGCAGCATCCAATAAATGATTAAATCCATCTAAAGGAATCTCACCTTTCTTGTCTAGCCATATCCAGTTATTTAATTCTTTTTCTAGTTGAAAGCTATCAGCATCTATTATCAATTCATATTCTTTTATTGCTTTAATATCTTCTACTATTTTGTTTTTAATTGAAGGTAAAATATTAAATCCCTTTGCTTTTAAATCTTTAATTGTTCTCTTTGCTGAACTATCTGCAATTATTAATTTATTATCTTCTACTCTACTATTTAATTTAATTGCTAAACTATCAGTTGACAAATCATTTTCATATAATTCTTGCTTCCAATAGATTTTTTTATTCTTTTTATCAATAGCAACTTTTACTAAAGCATCAGGATCTTTAACTCCAAAATCTAATCCATACCCAAAAGGCAAAGTTAAATCAAATTCGCCAAACTTCCAATTTGTAAATATAGCACCTTCCAGTTGTCCAAGCTCCCCAAGCCCGTAAACTTTCCACCAATTTTCAAAGCCTGGTTTATCTTTTTTTGATAATATATTTTCTTTTTCCCTTATTGGTAAATATGGATTATCTAAAAATGTAGATTTAATTAAATGATATGGGAAGTTAGGCATTACTTTTTCATGAAACCAAAATTCAGATGAAGGGTTAAAATCAATAAATGTCATTAACCGTGTCCTAGCATTCATTAACTCAAACACTTTGTAAGTTATTCTTTTATTCGCTTCGTTAATATATAAAATATCTCTTCGAGGCCCTGTAACTTTACTTTCATTTCCTTCAATACCTATAAATGTTATCTCTGATTTATTAATAACATACTTACTTTCTGCAATATTCTTAACTGTATTAATAGCAATACCCTCACCTGTTAATATGTCGTCAAAATCTTGCATTGCACCCCCTTTTAAATGGGGCAAAGCATAAGACGCAATTGTTATTCTTTTTTTTGTCTTTGAAGTCCTGGCAATTTCAAAAAGTATTTGAAGTATTGATATTGTTTTTGATGAACCTTGCCCCCCAGAGTTTGATATTAAAGTTTGAGTGCCTTTATATCTTAAATAAGCGTCTAAGTTTGAGCAAAAAACATTAGTCGTCTTCATTATGAAGTTTTTCTAAATTATCTTTTGTTTTTTCGCTTTGGACAATAATTAATACTTGTTTTTGTTTGATTGTAGTTTCGTTTTCTGTTTTCTCAATATACCCTCTTGGCCTACCTTTAGTTTTCAAGAAAAACTCTAACGCTGCGCGGTCTGGTTTTTCTTGCCATGCAATTAATTGTTTTGTCTCCTCATCATAAATCGGGATTCCTTGCCTTATTAGTCTGTGTTTTACCTCTGCCTCGTCTAATAATTCATTTAGTCTTAATTCAAATTCTTTTTTAAAATAATTATCCTCATCTATCCATTTGTATACGGTTGTCCTTGATAAGTTGTGTCCATTTTTTTGATTAAATTCAAAAACACTATTTTTAATATCAAAATTATGTTTTTCAACAATTTGCATTAAACTTTCTTTATCTGTTTGAGAATAAGCCATATATGTTTTGTGTTCATTTTTATTATTATTAAAATAATCTTTGTTGTGCTTCAAAAGTACCATTTTTAACTGACAAAACAAAATCTTTATAAAAATTAAATTCCTCAACGCTTCTATTGATTTCTATATTTTCATATCTAGGATTATTTGATAAATTAAAACTCCCTATAAAACATATAGGTATATCGTTATTTATATCAAATATTATAAATTTACTATGGTTTTCAGTAAATATAAAATTAACATTCTTTAATACCTTATAAGCTCCACTTTCAAAAGTCCATTTGTAACTATGTGTTTTGTCTAAAATCATAGTTATTTTAATTCCTTTATCAGAAAGAGTTTTAATCCTTTGGATTCCAATATCCGTAATAGCCCACGAACTTATAAATATTTCTTTAATATCAAAATTATCATCTACGGTACTAATTATATTTGGACTATCAAATTTATTTGAAATTATTTTTAGAGAATAATTTGCATCAACTAAATTAATTAATTCAATTATGCCTTTTTTGTCTTTATTCTCTTTAGGAATCCACTTTGGATTTTTAACCAATAATTTGTGAACTATTTTCTGCTGTGGACTCCTAACATTCATAACCTTTTTTTTAAGATTTTGAATTTTTAAATTTTGCTGCTCTATAATTTCAACTCTATTCATAATATGAAATTATATCTTTAATCATTTCGGCTAACTCTAAAGGACTTGTTTTTGACATGTCATATAATTCACCCCACACGTTCATATATTCTTTTATCGACCTTAAATTTACATTTAAAATATCAGCGGCCTTTTGTAGCTTTTCCATATCTTTTTTTTAGTTTGTTTATTCAAAGATACACAATTATACTTTATATTGGTATGTTATAGAACATGTTTTGTAATTATTATTTTATGTTTAAAAACATATTAGTCATTTTCATTTAATTCACTTTCTAATTTACTTATCTCATCTAATTCATAATCTTGCAGAGGTCTTACTTGCTGTTGCTCCAACAAATAATAGTATTGTTTTTCTTTATCGTTTTGTTCTATTGGTGTCATTTTAATTCGTTTCGGTATTTACATAATTTGCAATAATATATTTTAATTCCGTTCTTTATTTTAGTTCTTAAACTAAGATTATTACACTTAGGATATACCACCATATTTATTTTATTAATATTCCAAACAAAATTAAGTAAA